TTTATTTTCTTCATAAAATGCTTGTCTTTTCTTTTTAGGAAACGCTTTTGTAGTCACGATTGCGATAACCGTATCTGATTGCGTTATGTATTTTGATCTCCTGTCTTTGTTGGTTGGACGCCTTGCTGACAATGTTAAATTGTTTGCCAATTGCGTTGTGTCTTTTGGCGCTAAAGTTTTTGCAGCTTGTAAAACTGTCTTCATCGCTTCCCGCACCGCAGGAATTAGGATTTTGCTTCTAGCATTTTTGTCGCCAATTTGTTGCGATAAACTTTCAAAAGCAGCATAAACATTGCCGATTCCTTCAAGTTTTATGCTGACGCTCATGTCATCCTCGAATAATATCTTTGTACATTAAATTGTTAAGTTCTACGACAAATTTCACGATCTGCTCTGGCGTCATTGTGTTGGCATGGTTGGCAGCTATCTGATGCACCAGTTGGATGCCTGTCATCTTTTGTTGGGTAAACCCAAACCAATCTTTTCTAGACTCGGCTTGAGTTACCAAAAAATTTAACAGGTCATTCGTGTTCTGTATTTTGTCGGACATTTTTTTCCAAGAGTTTTAGGCAGACATATTCCGCTGAATCTGTGTCTGCCTTTGCCAACGCCTCGGCTATTTCCGGTGCGCTGACTACCTGCTGCCGTGCAAGTGCAGCCAGGTCGCCGTAACTGGCGGTCATTTCTGCCAGCACCGCATCTATTGCGGTCATACTGTATTGCTCCAGCCGTACTGATTGCCACGGGGATGGATGGTGAAATTTACTTTGGCTTCAGCGCCTGGGGCAGCATCAATTGTCCACTGGCTGACTCGCCCGTTAAATGCGTAGTAAATCGTGTTTGTCCCATCGGTTGCGGCAATCACGTAAGTGCGATCAATGGTGCCGTTATAGGCGTCTGCACGCAAAAGCAGCAACACGGTATCGCTTGGGTTCCAAGCCGCTGTGATGCTCATGCTTGTCGGCGCTGATTGCACAGGGATTTTGTCGGATTGACGGGAGCCAGCAACCATGAAAGAGGCTACGGCATCGTCTTGCCCAAATGCCGGGATTGCTTCAACAGGCACCAAGTTGCCGCTGATTGCCAATGGCGAAACGCTGCCCAAAACGCTCAAATTTGCCGTAGTTAAAGGCGTTGGCGTTGCGCTGGGTTGTGCGTACAAGGTGGCAGAAAAGCCAGGTAGAATTTTTGTCGGGAGAGCCATGATAAGTTCCTTTGTTGAGAGGGTAAAAAATTTATTGTCTTATCAGGTTGGTATATCTAGTGTGCAGTCTAAGATTACTTGTCCGAGTTTCTCATCATTGTCGTATGTGTTGTAAAGCCATTGCACATCGGCTTTGCTGATCTGTATGCCGTAAGTTGCACCGCCAAACAATCCAGAATAGCCGTGGAGCGATTGTAGTATCTGATTGCTGATTGTGAAACCGTCTTCAATAACTTGCGTAAAAATGCTGATTTGAAATACTGGCGTATCAATTCCTTTAACGGATTGGTAAATGCCGGTGTAGACCGGCTGGTGAATGTTTCGCAACATCCAAGTTACAAATTTTGGTTCGGTAGCAAAGTTGCGGTTAAAAGTAGCATACACCGGGACGGGCGTGACAATGGTTGTCAATGCCGCTTGGATGGCCCTGGCATACGTGACAGGGTTTTGCTGGGCTGTCATGTTGCAGTTACCGGGTCATTGCGGTAAGCCATTATCAACACGCTCATGCGGTCGTCTGATTCCTGCACATCGTTGATGCGCCAATCTTGCGTTCTGTACGTGATGCTAAACAGATGCTGCGAGTTAGCAATTGTCCGCATATTTGGTGTGTAGTTCAAACGAAACCGCACTAGGTTATCGTACAGCCGATATTTTTCCGAGATTTTCAAATTGTTGCCTACCGCCGACACTGTGGCTCGGGTGTCAAACCATTTTGTCGTGGTTGTGATTTGCTCACCAAAAGCCGTTAGGCTGAAGGTTAGATTATTGATTGCAATGTTTTCAAACCGTGCAATCGCCATTACATAACCAATTCTTTGTACGGGCGCAGCAACGTGTCTACGCCAAACGGGATATTTTTTAGCGATGCCTCAGTGCTGTTGCTGCGCTGGTTGTAAAGGTGCGTAAGCAGCAGCAGGCCAGCTTGTTTGATGGCAGGATACGTTTGTAGAGGGTTAGGTGCGGTGGTGTACTGAACGACAATTGGGTTTGCCATATCGCTGGTAATTGTGGGCAGGCTAGTCAAGATAACCCGGTTGCCGCTGGCATCGTAATAGTAGGTTGATGCCGTCAATAGCGTAAGAGTAGGCGGTGCGCTGTTGTTGTAGTAGCCAACCGAGTTGATTGTTAGCCCTGCTTGTGTAGGATATTGATTTTGGCTGACTGCTGGCAAATCTAGCGCCATCGGTGCTGTGATAGTCCCTTGTGCGCCGTACCACACCCGATACGTTAAGGAAAATATTGACATTCCCAAATAGTCTTCAATGGCAAACCTAGTCGCCAGTTCTAGGCTGCTTAGATAGGTGTCTTGGCTTTCGTCATCATACAAATTTAGCTGCTGGGTAATTTCATCCAGCGTTAACCAGGGCGTTACCACATCCCGATTTAACTGCTCAACTTTTGAGTAATTAAACGGGTTGCGGGTTGCCCCACCTTGTGCGCCAAGGATTTCGCTGGACATTGTTAGACTCCAACCAAGCGAACACCAGCAAACGGATCACGCACGGTAGACACCATTCGGCGCTCGGCGTACAGTGTAATAAAGCCTGGTGCGCTTTGCTCCATTGCTTGCACAGTCATTTCTTCTACGTCCGCAATCGTAACAAACCTAGGCCAGTTAGCAAGGTACATTGTAAATTTGCCAGCCGCAACGGTTTCCATGTTCGGGTTTGCGATTACAGGCCAGCCAAAAATATTGTTTACTGCGCCGCCATCATCATCACCAGTTTCTGCCAACAATCGGCTGGCGTTGCCGCTGCTTGCTGCTTTAAGTTGCCGCAAATCGTGAATTGTGTCTGGGTGCATCATCCAAGCGCAGCCAGGCAAATTCCAATATTGTGCTGGGAAACTTTTTGCCATATTGACCAAATCATCGTACACAAATGCAGCGCCGTTTTGCGATACAGTCAATATTGTGTGGATGCCGTCTGTAATTGCTGTGCCAGATGAACCGTAAGCTGCCGAACCGCTTGCATAATAATTTAGCCCACGTAGGCCATTGGTGCTGCCTGTGCTTGTTGTGCTAGAGCCGGTTTGATCGTTGTTCAAGATCATGCTTGCACCTTCCAACTGTGCAAATTCCAGCATCATGTCTTCAACAATTGTTTCGTTAAGATAATTAATGTCGCTCATTACCGCTGTTCGCACGGGCAGGCTGGCGCTGACGACACGGGTTGGCAATTGCCAAATGCTGGTAGCAATGTTCGGTGAACCAGTGTTTGGAGTTGCAGCGTAAAGCCAGGGGTTTGTGCTGTTGGCAGCGTTACCTGTTTTTGCGACAAACTGCACGCTAGAGCCAGCCGCAGGAATTACCCTAGACAATTCCCGGATTGGATTTGCAAATCGCAGTGCAGCAAAAGCGTTATCAAAGAATGTGCGCCCACCGATTCCATCTCCAGAACCAGTGAGGGCTGATGCTTCGGACAAATCAATTTTGACTGCATGGCCTTCGTGCAGCGTTTGCTTGATGCCCGACAAAATGCGTGCTGTAGTCATTTGATTTTCCCGAATGTTAAAAAAAGGCAGGGGAAGTCCAACCCCCCCCCTGCTAATGGCAACTTAGGTCGATGTGCCGGTCGAGCGATAACGAATAATGGCGTTTGGATCACGGATGCTGGTTGCCAGCCGTTTTTCACCATAAAAAGTAATCGAGCCTGGGGTCGTCTGGTCGTAGCGGCGCATGACCATATCCATGCGGTCAATGATGCTGTGACCAAGCTGCCAATCACCAAAATACATTGGGTAGAACGATGTGGTGCCTGCGCTGCCAGCCGTTGCTTGCGTTGGGTTGTCAAGATACTTGTTAATCACAACGTCAAAGCCAAGCAGTTGACCAATGATGCCGTTTGCATTGAGCGATTCCATGCTGTTAAAGATTGGACGCCCGTTAGTATCTTGCAGGCCACGAATAGCTTGCAGCAACACCGGGTTAATCATAAAACAGGCAGAGGTCGTGTAATACTGTTGCGGCAGGGCATACACCAAATTGATAACGTCCTTGTAGCTAATGTTATTTGCTGCAACCGTGTTGGCGTTGGTTGTAATCTGATCGTAGGTAGCAAGACTATGCAAGCCGGTAGCACTGCCCGTACCGCTGGTGCCGTAAGCCGCTGCGCTTGTGGTGCCGCCTGTATAGGTAGCATTTTGCCCTGGATACTGATCTAGACCACGCAAACCAGATGTGCCGCCGTAGGTATTAGGCGAGTTGGTTTGATCGCTGTTTTGAATCATTGACAGTGCTTCGGCTTGGGCAAACTCCATCAACATATCGTCAACAATGGTGCCTTCCAGCCCGTCAATGTCGTCCAATGCAGCCGTACGAACAGGGAATTGGACGTTCAAGTCTTGCAGCACCAATTGCCAGATGTTCATATCTTGCGTAGTTGCGCCACCGTTATTTTGGACGGTATACCCCCAAGTTGCGCCAGCGTTGCCGGTTTTGCTGCGAAACTGATAGCTTGAGCCATCAGTAACAACAGTGCGGCTTAGTCCACGCATCGGGTTTGCCAAGCGCATTGCAGCAAACACAGGGTCGTAACCCGTGCGTCCACCGATACCATTACCACTGCCGGTAAGCGCAGAGGCTTCATTCATATAGGCTAGATATTGATTCTCATCGGCAAAAATCTTGAGTGCTTTTTCTACACGATTGTTTGCGGAATAAAATGATTTCAGTTGCTCACGAACAGAGCGATTCACATCGGTACGGATTGTTTTAGCAATTGGACGGATGACGGCAGGCATTTGCAGCGTGCTAATTTTTGCCTCAAGCGCCGAGATTTTCTCGGTCATCTCATTTTTGGCAATTTCAATTGCAACAGTAGCTGCGCTGGTAACTTCGGCAATCTTAGCGGCGTTGGCGGCTTCGATAGCGTCGAGTTTTTCAATAATAACTTGGGACATGATTATTTCCTTAGACGGTTAGACAAAGTTTGCAGTAATTCCCGCTGCTCAAGGGCTGCGAGTATGGTTGCCTCCGCATCAGAATCGCTCTGAATCGGCGCAGTTTCATTTGGGAGTTGGACAACATCACGCTGTTCCAGCACCTTTTTGAAAGTCGATGCAGCGGCAACCGCATCACTCTTGGACAGTCCAGCATCACGCAGGCTTTGTTCCAAAATCTTTAAATTAGCAGACCCATCGGGCCTAAAGTATTCCAGCTTGCTGACGCAGGCTTCGGGATTGTTAGGGTACATCACGACAGACACTTCCCGCAAGCCGCCCTTTGTAATTTGGAAATATGCCTCGTCAGATTGATCTGGTTCGCCTTCGGCGTTAACCATTTGGTACGTTTCTGCATATGCGCCAACAGAAACCCCGCCAAACATGGCTGGCGATTCTTTCATGACGGTGTAAAGGTCGCTGCCCTGAGTGGTGTTCATAAACAGCCTGCCGTTAGCAGTCATGCCGGTGTCGTCAAACTCAAAGTGCATCCATTCGCCAACCGGGATTGCGTCTGCGCCGTGATTAACAAACATTGGCAGCGGCCTGCCCATTGCTTCAAATTGTTTGGCCCAATCTGCAAAGCCTTCAGCTTGATAGTTAAACCTGCGCCCGTCTGCGCCTTCTCGCGGCCCCCAGCTTGTAACCCGTGCCTCAATTGTGCCGGGTTGCTGATTTAGATTTAGTTTTGCTTCGCAGACGATTAACAGATTGTTCATGGATTACCTCGTTAGTTTTGGTCTTGTCCATGTCGTGTATTGTTTGCGGCTTTTTTTGCTTGAATTTAGCAAGCAACATTGCCAGTTCGTACGGCGGTTTATTTGCCAAGATTCATTTTCCGAGTCTGGTTGCCACCACCACCGCCAGTATCCTGTGGACTGCTGCCGGGAATTGTATCATTAGGCTTTCCTGCTTTCAATTCGTCTGCACCGTCCATATTTTTCATGCCTAAATATTCCCGTGCCTCATTTGCCGTCATTATGCCTGCATTTACCCCAGCCACCGAAAAATTCATCTGATCGACTGGTGAACCACGCAAAAATGCCCTTGTGTCAAATTCTACACACAAATTAGGATATCCGACAAGCAGGTGCTGCTTTAGCTTTTGCTGCACATTGACAATCAGCGGGTACATACTGCTTTTGTAAAACTCGTCTAGCATGGTTTGGGTGTTGTTGTATTTTTGGTCGGCGATGCCGATCATGGCAGGCGGCACGCCAAACAAACCGCAAATGCGCTTCATGGTTTGCTCTTTGAGTTTGGCGCAGTCAGTATCTTGCAGCGTCAGCATATCTAGCGGCTGGTATTTCATGCCTTGATCTAACAGCATTCCCTGCCCTGGCTTGCTTGGATCGGCGTTGCGACTACCTGTCATTGATGACCATGCTTCTTTTAGGCGTGCTGCTATTTCCTTGTATTTGCCATCAGGAATGACGTTCTCGGTGACAAACATACCGCTAGGCTTGGCCCCGTTTTGCATTACGTAATTGGCGTACAAATCAATGTCTTGATCTAAGCCAATCAATTCTGCTGCCAAAATGCCTTTGTTAAAACCGCCGTTTCCTTGCCAAGCAGCATCTACCAAGTGCATAACTTGATGAGCAGCAAGCGGTTCATCCCGGTTAAATCCGTAGGCTGGCGTGCTGAGTCTGTAGCTAGGGTATCGGGTTACATTGACAGTTGTACTGATTAATGTGCTGTCAAAAACGTACATCTCTAGCGGCGTTTGGGTGCTGCTTTCCTGATCTTTGCGCCACCATAAGATATACACCTCGCCCGACAATTCATGCCACATGATGTATTGGTAAAAAAATTCGTAGGCACTTTGAAAGTTGTTGGGATTGTTTAGCAGGTAGGCCACTTGCTTGGCTTTGGCTTTGTCTCTGGCGCTAACCTCTGGGCTTTTAACGGCATCGTGATACCCGCCATCATCCATATCGCACATAATTCGAATTGGCAGTTGCGCCATTGCCCTGGCTTTTGCTCCCACGCACGCCATAATCGTCGAATTTCGACTCATCATGCTCATGTCTACCGGCCTGCCAGCGTCTGTGCTGCTGCCTGTAGTTACATAGAGAATCTGGCTGTTGGCGCTGTTGTATCGGTTGCTGCTGCCCCACAATACATTGTTACCAAGGGCAGTCTGCCCAAACATTGAATTAGATTCTTTGCTTGTTTTTTGTTTGAAAATGTCAAATAAAGCCATGATTTCCCTTTAAAAAGTTCTGAAACCAAAACCTGATTGTACGGGATTGTCTAAATTGCAATGCATACTGATGATAAGGGATATGATGCCGTCCACCTTGGCAGACTTGTCCGCTTCGTTTTTCCGCACTTTGACGTTGCCGTTTACATCTTCGTAAACTTCGCAGTTGCCAAGCTGCCATCCAACAAATGGATTGCCGTCATGTTTGATACTGTATTGCATTAGCAATTTCTCTACGTGCTTGCTTGGATTGCTTAATACCGCCATGCCTTGGCCTACTTTTTTGAGCGGCAGGCCAGCATCATTTAGCCGAGCCACTAGGCTGGCGGCGTTGTAAGCATCAAAGCCAATTTCTTTGACTTCGTACTTTTCGCACTGCTTGAGGATGTACTCGCTGATTTCCCGGTCGTCCATGACATTGCCCTGCGTGATATGCAGGATGCCTGATTTCCGAGCCATTGCAAAAATGTCGCCGTAGTGCTTGGGGATTAAATCAAACCCGTCTGACGGCAAAAAGAATTTAAACTCGGCTTCGTAGTCATCATCAGAAAACCGCTTGAGCGTGCAGACGGCGTTCAAATCTCGGGTTGCTGCCAAGTCAAACCCAATAAATACCGCCTCGGGCTGTCTATCAGGCACCAGGGCGCATTTGGCGTCATCCCAGTATGCACGGTCCACCCAGGCGCTATTTGCGCTTACGTAGACGTTTAGCGTCTTGCACAGGAATTCGTTGAGGGCGGCAGGCTTGTGCTTTGCCATTTCTGCCCGTTCAGCAATTGCGCTCTCAAAAACTGATATGCCGTGCATCGGGTTCGCCTTGGCCCAGGTGCTTGGGTCACGCCAATCATCATTAGCGTCCAAGCTGTACAACAGGCCAAACCAGTGCGGATTGTCAGTAGCTTCGCCCGTCAGCATGGATTCCATCAAGGTTAAATCTTCGTGGAATTTAGTTTCCTTGGTAAAACTGGCGGTGGTAATGTAAATTCGCAACGGGTTAAGCCTGGCAACCATGCCTGAGTGCAGTACCTCAATACTGTTGCGATCAACAATCTGGGCGGCTTCGTCCACAATGGCGCAGGCTGGATTCATGCCATCGCCTGTCTTTTTTGTGTCCCTAGACAATGCCTTAAATACTGTCTGACTGTCGCCTGCCTTGGTTATCTGGTGCCTGCTGACGTTGTACAGGGCAGCAATATTCTGCGGCATGGCCTCAACAAACCCGGTAGCTGCGTGAAACACAATCCCGGCCTGCTCCCTAGTTGTCGCCAGCGTATAAACTTCTGCGCCTGCCTCGCCCCAAATTAATTCGTACAGGGCAATAACTGCTGTCAGTGTGGATTTGCCTGCCTTGCGGGGAACAAACACAATCACATCTGTGACCATGCGCTGCGATTTGTTTCGCTTGTTTCTAAACCCGTAGATAGCGCAGATTATGAATAACTGCCACGGTTCAAGCACTAGCAGTTTGCCTGCGTCTGGGCCTTTAGTGTGCCGCAACTCGCTAGCAAACATTAAAAAATGTTTTACAAAATCAGCATGGAATTCATATGCCCATGTTTTATCTTCAATCTGATTTAAAAACCGCTGGCAGGCAAGCGTGACGTTTCTGCAAACAGGAATCTCGCCTTTAACTACTTGCACGGCATACATGATGCCATCTTCAAAGTTCACGGTCCAGCCATCAATGCAGCAAATTTGCCGCTTTCAACTTTGTTTGTCGCCAGTCTGCCCCTGGGTGTCAAGCCTAATTCGTTCATTATCATGATGGCCCTGCCTAGCGCCCGTTCGCCTGTTGTCAGGTACGGATTTGTGCCAACAGTTGCCCCAGCATTAAATTTAGTCACTGGCCCACCGGCTCTCGCTCCTTTGATGCACTTGACAAATACGTCAAGCTGGAAAGCCAAAGCGCCAAGCAAATGCTGATCTTGCGCCGAGCCAATGCCGTAGGTGTCCCAAAGAAAGTCGGCTGTGGTGGTAATAAATTCATCCATGTCCCACAAATCAGGATCGTCTAGCCAAACTGGTTTAGGTATACGTTGGCGTATGGCCTCGGGCAGCGGCTTGCCTTTATGCTCGGTTTTGGTGCCGTGGACAATGTGAAGTTCGGGTGGAAGTCGGTTCATGCGCGGATATTATCAGATTAGGCCCCCTACCTCAACTCAATTTGTGGGTAATTGGG